CAACACTGCATCTAAGATTTATTCGTCCTCTTCCTCAAACGGTGTAGTAGGAGTAAGAGTGATGGTCATTTCAACGGGGGCATTAACGCCTGCTTCGTTGATGTAATAGCTAAGTTTTGCCTTGCCTGTGAATTTCCCTTCGCTGCCGAGCCCGTCATTACCAAGCCAGAAAGAATATTCTTTCTCGGTGTTTTTTAAGGTCTTTAATGTTGCCCTCATTGTTTTGTCTGCGTTAATCGTGATCGTCATGGTTTCCTGTGCCTGAATACCATCAATAAATGTCTGTGCCGAATCGTCGCACGTGGTTGTCTCTAGCTGCTCAGGAGGACCTCCTATCTGTGGAATGTTTTTAATCGGGCAAACCTGTGCCCAAGTCGGCGTACCATCCGTGGATGAATTATACATTAGCTTAGCATTAAAACTCGAAAATGCCATATGTATTCGCTCCTTTCAGGGTATAAAAATAGGTATGAGAAATTCTCATACCGTGGTTGATAGTCAATAAAAATGCATGAGATACTTCCCACGCATTGAATAAGTTGGTTTTTAATTCTATTTTAAAATATCGTCGGATCCGATAATACGATTGTACCTTGAAACCATTCTGCAAATCGTTGTATCGGATATATTGGTGATTTGTCTCGGACCGTATATTCTGCGGTATCCGAATTTTCTCATTGTGGTATCTACTTTAGATAAAATATTTTTGCAAGTTGTAAGTTTACTAGTGCCGACTGCATAAGCAGTGAATTCTATTGTGTTATTGACAGCATTCTCATTATTTTCAAAATCGTCGGATGCCTGATCATTTCCTATCGTGTTCATGAATATTGCCGGAAGCTGAGAGGGCGTATCTTGAAAGGTTTGAGATGCATCTTTAACGCTGGTACCAAGGGAGTTTTTAACCTGAGTAAATATGAAATTCGATTTATCAATCATTCAACTGTCTCCTTTTGCGCAAATCTCTCAAATCTCCATTATAAAGTAAGATATCGGGTTCTCGAATTCCCCTGTAATATCTTGCGTATATAGTTTTATCTGATAAACCAAGAATCTCACACCATTCAGCGATACATCTGTCAACACCGTCAACAATAACTCTTACATTGTTCGTCTTGTTTCTTGCCTGTTCTTTCATAGTAATAAAAGTACAATTATCAGGACAATAATCTTCGTCAAGGTCTTTGCGCTCAATACTTAAAGACGGTTTCCAACCGTTTTTAACTGCCCATTCAGCAAACGCATGGAAATTATCTTTCCATTCTTCACAGACAGAAATTCCTCTAGCACCATATGTATAGTAGCGTTCTGAACTTTCATTATAACAACGGTTTTTCATGTTCTGCCAAACATCGAATAATTTTTCGTAATCAACACTACTTAAACCGAATAGATTTCTTTTCAAACAACCACATGAATTTATCGAGCCATTAAAGACACTGTCAGTGCGTAGCTCCGTGAAATTACCGCATTCACACCTAAATAAGCCAATTCTTCGTTTGTTGACTATTTTTGTATCTCCGGTAAATGTTAGATTTCCGAATTTACAATTTTTCATTTTAGCAAGATTAGCTGTTATCTTTGAACTTTGAAAACATCCGCAAGATTTTACTTTGCCTCTTACAACATTGCTAATTTTCTTTTCGGTTGTTTTCCCACAATCGCACTTAAATAGCCCAATTACTTTTCTATCCGAACGCTTATCGGTTGCCGACAAGAATGTTAGCATGTTGAATTTATCTCCTCGGCTTAACATAACCGCTTTACCCATTTAAACAACTCCATTCTATAAAAAGAAAGGCATGACCTTTCGTCACACCTTTACCAAAGCAATGAAGAGCGTTGGGAACATACCCCAACATGAGTAACTTTTATTCATTAAAAATTTCTTTTGCAATTTTTGGTATTATTTTTCTCATGTCTTGGCCAGTTTCAAACATGAATGGTCGTGATTGTATTCCGTTAGTCCAGTGCCATTGCCCATCTTTTTCGTTAAAATAATGCCAACCAGCTTCTCCTCTATCATTGGTGTCATATTTCCAATTCATTAGAGATGCCAATGGATGTTGACCGCTTTGTTTAGCAACGATGCCAGTACCAAATTCCACGTAAGGTGCATAATCGCAATTAGTGTAAATAATCCACTTTCCTCCATACTCAATCATTCCACCATATTCATGATGAATACTGTCCAATAGTTCAGAAGTATAAATTGCATTATGTTCCGCGATTTTAACACGGGCAATGTAAACACCTTCCTCAGCAAGACGTTCCGCGAACCTTTGGCATTTATATGTAATTTCAGATTTATACTGACGTAGTTCTTTGATGGCATTCTCAACCTCGGAGACTGACAAGCCAAAACTAATCTTCTTTGGCATCCGTTACCTCCTTCCGGTATGGTTTATAATATCGAACATTTTTTGAATGTTTCTTTTCCAATAGCGAACCCCAGTAACTAAAAAACCAATCAATAGGTGATTGACCCCAGCAACCGCCTTTCTTTCGCCCTCTACTTATCGAGGGAATATAAGCGAACAACGTAAGCTTTAGCGCTCTTAAAAAAGTCATTCTTTCTGGTATTTTCATTAGCCCACCTACTTACTTCCTATAATGGTTGACCATTAATAAACAAAACATATTTACCGCCGCAATCACACTTTGCATTGCAATCATGGACTTCCCAATTTTCATTGGATTTTTCTTCGTTCTTAGGCTGCGGTTTACCACATTTATTGCACTTAAATTCAAAAACAAGATTATTCTTAGCCATTCATCGACACCCTCTTAATCGCATACTGCGTGACATTTATATCTTTAGCAACTCGGACAACCGTATGGGTATGACCAGTAATCTGGTTTCCTTCGCTGTCAAGTGGATACTGACTATTTTCAAGTTGCGGAGTTTTCCCAAGCCATAGAATACTGAATTCGTCAATTGGAAGAGAAGCCGTCGTAACCATAGTACTGTCATACGAAATATCAAGTCCGAATGTCTCAGATTGCGTTTCGCCTTTATTCGGGGAAACTCTTATCCGAAGATTAACTGGTAATCCGTAAATACTACGTTTTTCGCCGGTATCGTTTCCGTCCTCATCATAAATTGGCTGTGTCCCGAGATAGAGTGCATAATAAATTTGAGTTTTATTAATTTCTAAGCTTCTCATATTTATTCGCTCCATTCTGCGGATGCTGCCATACCGCGGATTTTTGCAATCGGGACAATATCAACAACAAAGCTATCCGGGATTCCGGCTTTCTCATATCCTCGGCTTATCCCATTCTCTGAATGGCTTGTTTGCCCTTCTGCGCCACGTTTATTGTAAAGGTATATACTTATATCCATAACGATATCGGAGTACGTTTCTAGTGCTTTTTCAGCCTGTTCATCGGTATATCCAAATGGGTATCTTTTATTTAAAACCTTTTTCTCTGCCATACTGAGTAAAAGTGACAGTGTGTTGTCTTTTGGTTTGTCCGCTTCTCCAACATCAAGGTAAGTTTTCAGGTCGTTAAGAGTAGTTGCTGCCATCCATTTCACCTCAGTTCATTTATTTCTTTTTGGTGGAAGTCCGCTTTACTGTAGTTTTTGTCTGTGATACAGGTTTCTTTTGTGTCGAAGCTTTCTCCGGCTTAGAGTCCTTTTCTAACTTTGCAAGCTCTTCCTCAACGGGATTCAGCGGAATGTTTGTATCATCTGTTGCCTTTTCTTCTGTTTTCAGGTCTGTAGCAGGATCTGTTTTATCCTGCTTACCGACATTAACTTTCTTCTTTATATCATTACTGGAATCTATAACAGGAACAGGAGACCAACCCTGCTTAAGATAAAGTTCATCAAAAACAGGGTTGTTGTTCTCAATTATAAATCCGCATTTAGCGAATCTCATAATTTACCTCCAAACTAAGACACGATTACAACCTATGTAGCAATCTTAGTTATTCTGCTGTTGGTGCCGTATGAACGCCAATAGCAGATTTCTTTTCCTTTAATACGAATGCATCATATCTAACACGACCTTCAACTAGCCAGCCGCTGATACCAGGGGCATCAGTATGAATTTTATACTCCTGAAGCTTAATCGGAGACGGCATAACAATCGGATTGGTGATAACAAAATCAACATTTGCAGGGAAGTAAGAAGCCGGAGCTTTAACAACCGGAACACCGTCGATTTCACCAACTAAACCGTTAATAGCCATGGTCGTTGCAAGATCACCCCTCTTTGTGAAGGAGTCATCAAGTTTGATTTTGTTGTGGTATCCTGGAGTAACAAGGCAAATTCTACCGCCAATCGGAACCTTTGCATTGTCCAGAATCTCCTGAACTTTCAAAAATTCCTCATAAGCGTTTGTTTTCGTTACTGCAAGTTCAACAATATGGCCTTTATCTGCGCCGGCAACCAATGCAGCAATACGATATGCATCAACCTCAGGGATAACAATTTCATCAATTTGTCTGCGAAGTGCCTTGCCTGCTTCCATCGTCATCTGAGTGTCGTCATACGATTTGCGGTCAATTGTAAAGGTAAATGATCTATCCTTGGAAACCGTCATTTCTTGCGCTTCATTACCAAGCTCAGAAGGTGTACCATAACGGCTCATACCACTCAAAGAGTAGTCGTTTAATCCTACCGTCGGAATGGAATATACCTTGACAGTAGAAACACCAAGCCAATCATATTCATTGTTAATTAATCCATTAGTAAGTGCACCAAGAGTAAATCTTTCGTCAACCTTACTAGAATATTTTTCAGCATAATTAATGGGCATAATTTATTCCTCCTAATAAAAAAATTAGCCAATATCTCTTTTCACGGAGATAAGTGGCTATCATCAACCTTTATCAAAACCTTTGATAAAGGCATCTTCAATTTCACCCGGATTACCTGCAGGTGGTACGGGCATCTTTTTCATCCACTCTGCTTCTTTTGCTTTGTCCCTTGCTGTCAAGAAAGCCTGCTGTATACGGAATAATTCATCAGTATCATTGTCGATTTGTGCCGTAGCAGCTTTAATCGCCTGATCTTCGGAATATCCCATACCGATGAATGACTTTGCCATCTTGTTAATGGTATTTTCGCGCTTAAGCGACTCAAATTCCGCCTGGAATGCTGCTTCACGTTCAGCCTTTTCTAAGTCGAGCTGTGCTTTGGAATCGAGAGTTTCTCGATATTTTTTCTTCCATTCAGCTGCATCCGATGCACTTTTATCGCTCTTAGATTCAAGAGATTTAACTTTCGCCATTAACTGAGCAACCTGTTCCTCCGGTGTCAACTGCGGTTCAGTGGTTTCTGGTTGTTCTACGGCGGGAATAGTGGGTGCCGGATTAATATCCTTCGGTTCAGTTGTAGGCTCTTTTGTTGGCTCGGAAGCCGGCTTAGGATCTGCCGTAGGCATCGGATTAGGATCAGCAAAAAACTGTAAATGGTAAGGTAAAGTTTTGGTTTTAATTAAATTATTCATAATTCCTCCTGCGACTTCTTTATACTCGCTTCCCTTCGAGTTTTATGTGCGTGATTAACGTCATTCCCTTGACGTACTACATAAGAAAAAGACAGGTATGGTCCCCCGTCTGGTTTATTTGGTTACTATATTAAAATGGCATATTGCCATAATTCCTACGTATTACTAAATGGTGATTTTTGCGGTTGATCTGATTGATCAGCTAAGCGAGTTTTGGGAACGGTATCGTTCGGATTGATATTGCTTGGTTGCGCTTGCTTTGTCACCTTGGATTTTTGAATTTCCCTAATTGTCTCTTTGGAATCTGTCCATACAGCCTGAGGATCGGTAAATAGTGACACCGTCTCAATTGCGTGTCTGCCATCAATACCGGTGCTGATAAGTGTATTCAGGGCGTTGGATTTGGTAGCGATATCATATATCTTGTTTCGTCCATGCTTTATATTGACATCCGATACTTGAAGGTTAGTTATATCGGCAATGTCATCCGGAATATCTGTAGATTTTTTGATGATCTCTAACATAATTCGAATAGACTGACGTTCGGACTGTTCAAAAATACTTTCGGAACACAATGCAGCGGTTTCCGCATCCTGTCTGCCGCTTGATAAATTCATAGCGGATCCAGTTGAACCTCCACCCGGGTTTTCCTGCCATAACGGAACGTTTGTAATCTGCATTATCTTGCTGTGCATATGGTCAACTAACGTCTGAATCTCTGATTGATTAAGCACGTCCTGCAAGAACTGAATATTGGCTTGTACTCCAGATTGTGAATGCGTCTGAATAATTCCTCCTGGCTTGACAGTTTCTCCATCCGGCAGCTCGCAATTGTTCATCCAAAGAAGTGACTGAACATGCTGTGCAATATCATTTACCCTGTCGGAGTTTATAATATTGATTGCATTCAGTTCAGATAAAACTTTTTCGAAACATCCCATGCGGTCGTAATCATTAACATATTCCACAATTGGAATAATTGCCGGAATATTTGCTATTCCTTTACCGTTAGTAACACGTGCTTTTCCGGGATTACTTATGCCATTAACAATTCTATTTCCATTATCAATCTCAAAGTATGTATCATCTGTATAACAGCCATAAAGAGTACTGCCGTTCTTCTTAACACTGTATGTTACCGCCATCATAGGGCGTTGATAGATATCATTAGAATACACAATAAAAGTAGTCAAAGGATTGAGCGTCAAAATATCAAAAACGGATTTACCATACACGTATGGCTTGGCCTTAATCATCCGGTAGCCAACTCCGCAAACCTTGAAATACCTCGCAAGCCTTACATCCTTAGATGCTTTCGATTCTTCCAGAAGCATTTCATTCAGAGCGGTTATTCTTATATCGTCTTTGTCTGTATCTGATTTCGGCACCTGTTTATTGGAACGCTGCGTATATGTAATAGGGCTTCCAAACTCATAGAAAACTTTAAAATCTGCAATCTTAGCAGCATTGTTTTCCACGATCTTTATATTGATTTCTGGGCGAATTTCCTTTTCGCGGTCAAGAATCGGCTGTATGCCTTTTTCATAATTCATAAGGAATTGAATTTCAGCCCGATTTGTATCGTGCTCAATAAGTGCTTCATTTAATACCTCAATGACATTAGTAGCATCTATTTGTTCAACATCTGTATATATTTTTTTTCTACCCTTAAGTTCGTCCA